AGCCTCGCTGAAAAATTTTATGGTGATTCGCAATTTCACTGGGTTATTGTGCTTTACAATAATCTTTTTGATCCTTTTTATGACTTCCCACTATCAAGAAATGACATTGAAGACTTTATTAACAAAAAGTATGATGGTGACTCATTGTTCATTTCTCCTGTGGGTGCGAGTGCGGGACCGTTTTTCTCTGCGTCAACTTTTGAAAACGGAGATGTGATCTCTACAAGAGGAACCACCACTGGGGATCTTGAATATTTCAATGAGTTTGAGCAAAGAGCAAAAATCAAAACGTATGATGAACAGATGTCAAAAATGCAACTCACTGAGCAACTCGGAAAGTTTGCTGTCGGAGAAACAATTGCCACCCGACGCAATCCTTTGGACGAGTGGAGGGCAGATGTGGTTAGGTCAGTGCAAAGTAAGGTTGCACCACACCACTTTGAAAGCAATGGCAAAACTCTTAATCCTCTGGCATCACCCCCAGACGCAAATGGTGACGGTCAAGTTGCTATTGGATTCACAGGTGAAAATTTTTCCGGTGGCAACACCGTCGTAAATTTTGCTGATACTATTTTACACTCGTATATTAATGATAATTCACAAACATACGTTGTCACAAATGAGGAATATGAGTATGACCTTAATGCTAAAAGATTAAACATTAGAATTCCAAAGGGAACAGTCGTATCCAAACTCGTTGAGGAGTTTAAGGAGATTATTAAAATCTAATGTCTGACCCCACGATCAATAGAAAGTTTGTTCAGAATCAACGAGATGTAATTCTTGAGGATATTATTTTGACACCTTTTGGTTCGGGGTCTTTTAGCATTAGGGGCATTGTGATTTCGTTTGGCATTTATGAAAACATTTACAAAAATTTTCTTGAGGGCGATATCGAACTTGTTGATGGTATTGATTTATTAGACTCAATTCCAATCGTCGGGAAAGAAATGATTGAGTTTAAATTTAGAAATCCAACAAGTGATAAAATCAGATCAGTCAAAATGATCATCAACTCTATTAAGGATAGGGTTGATTCAAATGATAATAAGGCTAATGTCATCATGCTTTCACTTGTTTCGCCGTCATCATATTCAAACTCAATAAGTAAAGTGTCTGAAAAAATGGAGGGGACTTGTAGCGAGGTAGTATCATCTATCGCGGAGCAATACTTTGAAAACAAAGGCATCATCTCAGATTTGTCATCGGATGTCAGATACAAATTTGCATTTCCTTTTATGTCACCGGCAGATAAAATTTCATGTGTATCAAGTAGGATTACCCCCAAGTCATCAAAAAATCCTAATGCCAACTCAGGGTATCTTTTCTTTGAAACAATGCAAGATTTCAAATATAGATCAGTCAATCTTATGTTTCAACAAACACCTAAATTTTTATTCACGGACTCAAAAATTATTAGAGGTACGAATGACATTGTTGCTGACAAAGCAGTAGAAAGCATCACATCTCGACTTAGATTTGTTAAAAACTCTGATCGAAGAACTCAGGCACTTTCAGGATCACTAAGATCAACAAATTATTTTCACGACTTACTGACAAAAGAATGGGGAGTAGAGGAATATTCATATCTCGATGACTCAGATAGTTTTGCGGATTTCAAACCAAGAACCCTTGAGTATTTGTCAAGTGAATCAATACCAGACAAGGATCGTAAAAAAGTTGTGGCAATAAATGATCCGTTATCACTCACTCCATCCAAAATAAATACCTTTACTCGACATTCAAAAATACATGGTGATGAGTATGGAAAAAATGAAATGGATTTTGAATTAGCGAGGCACGTTATTTCAAACTTCAATATGAGCAGAGAGACTGTTGTTGAAACTGAAATAAATGGATCTTCAAATTTATTCGCTGGTGATTGCGCATATCTGCGTGTTCACAATAATGTCGCTGGTCAGGAAAATTCTTTTGATGATGAAAAAAGTGGAGTGTATCTTGTTAGTCAATTACAACATAGGGTGACTGTTGGAAAAGGTAGCGTACCAGACTCCTACAGATGCGGTGTGCAATTTATTAAAAATTATAGAGTGAATGAAATTCCAGAAAAAGGTAACGTCCCCGTTCCGAAAGGTTGATTATGTTTCATAAAGGTGTTGTAGAGAATAGAGATGATCCTGAGCAACTTGGTCGCTGTAAAATTAGGTGGCTTGGTGTTCATACTGAAAATAAAACGCTTCTTAAAACTGAGGACTTACCTTGGTCGTATCCCATTCAGCCGATTCACTCTGCTGCGATGAGCGGTGTTGGTGAAACCCCTATCGGACCAGTTGAAGGCACATGGGTTGTTGGGATTTTCGTCGATCAAAAGGAAGCATCCATTCCAATGTTCTTTGGAACTCTTAGTGGTATTCCGCAAACCGCAGCGGACCCAGAAACAGGTTTCAATGATCCAAATGCAAAGTATCCCTTAGAGGATTTACTGAACGAACCTGATACCAATAGATTGGGTCGCGGTGTTGAGAATGATACTGTGGTTCAAACCAAAAAAGAAAATCTTGACGAGATGAGTTATCCAATTGGTGGTGGACAACAAGAAGACAAACAAGAGCCAGAGACTCCGTTTGCAGCAGAGTATCCTTTTAACCATGTAAAGTTTACTGAGTCTGGACATGTTCAAGAATTTGATGACACAGAGGGTGCTGAACGAATTCACACATATCATCGCTCTGGATCATTTGATGAAATTCACCCAGATGGATCAAAGGTTACTAAAATTGTCAAAGACACATACACTGCCGTTCTTGGAGAAGAAAACATACACATCGCACTTGACTCGAATAATCATGTTGTTGGCAACTTAAATATTTTAGTTGAAGGCAATACAAACATTAAAGTGGTTGGTGACGTTGATGCGAGAGTTGATGGCAAACTCGATCTTAGAGTTCAAGATGATATCAACATGACAAGCCAAAGCGGTAATATTAATATCAAAACCCCAAGTGGAAATATAAATTTAAACTAAAATGACTTCTTACAATCCCTCAAATTATGGCATCTCTTTGGACACGCAAATTGTCCGAAAAATCAACCAAGTGTCAACACTTGACTTTGGTAAGGATGTTTTGCGCAATCAACCCAGAGATATTTCTAACTTCGATACCTACTTTGAATATCTTTTAAGCAGAGGGTTTTCGTTTTTCATCTTTGATGAGGAGCCTGAGTATGCGGAGGCATATTCTTCTTTTCCAAATAACACTGCCAGATATCATTTTATTGAAATGATTACGCAGGGTGGACACAGTTTCAATCACCCGATGTCTGATGCGGAAGTAAAATTGGCACACCCTGACCTCAACGAGAAAGAAATACAAAATCTTAGAAGGGTATACAAACTAAATTACTCTTTGCGACCTTTTAAAATCCCAGTTCAAATATCTCGATCAGGATTAGGTGATGAGGATATCGCAACTATTAATGCAAACTTAAGTGCATTTGAAACAAAGGTCAGACAAAGTTCATCTCTTATAATCAATGAGCCAAAAAAACCAAAGTTCAATTCAATTCAAAAACTACCAAGTATTCGTGGCACAATAGTTAGTAGGGCATCAGTCTCTCCACCATCAAACCCAAACGTCGGTGATCTTTGGTATAACAGCGGAACTGCAAAACTATTTTCTTACCTCTCAGATGGTAAGTCTACATATTGGGTGGAGGTATAAATGGGTCAGCCTGTGGCAAGATTAAATGACATTTGTGGCGCACCGATTGTCGCCTCGGCAAACACAGTGATTACAAATGGTAGACCAACTGCCGTGATCAATGATGCTGTCGTGCCTCATTTTCCGTGCGGACCTCACTGTGCTTCACGAACCTGCACCGCCTCGTCAAGTGTTTTTGCTCAGGGTAGACCTGTGCATCGAGTTGGAGATGCTTGCTCTTGTGGACATTCGACAAGCACAGGATCAAGCAATGTTAAGGCAGGTGGATGATGGTATTATTTGATCCAGAGTTAGTAAAAACAGATGGATGTCCTGTGCCAAACTTGGGTTTATCTCCACAGCAGGCAGAGTTTCTACAATCAGTTATAAGGGGTGATGTGTTTTTCAACCCCGTCGATGAAGCGTTAAACGGAGCGTTGAATGAAATCAATGGATTTTTAGATGCTGCGATCAATGTTCCCCAATTAAGTGGTGTTGTGTCATCTTTATCAAATGTGGTTAATGTTCTGCAAGATTTTCAAGATCATGGAAGAAGATTGTCGGGGCTTATCGCAAATCCACAAAACGCACCCGGACTCGCTGGCATAAATTCTATTGCAAAAACATATAACAATATCAAAAATGTTTTTGAAAATGGTAATGTTGGTGATGCCCTTGTTGACCATTACAGTCCGTTTTTTCAGTCAATACTTGGACCCGGAAATCTTGCGGTTGGATTTTTCAAGGATTTAATTGAAGGCGACTTCAGGGGTGCTTTCTACGCTCTTGCCGCTCAGGCTGCTACAGACCCAACAGGAGGTGCTGCCTCTGCACTTTTAAATCTTACTGAGTCCTTGAGTCAGGCGATTAATTTGATTGATATTATTCGTCAGGCAGATGAACTCGCTGTTGCCGCTGCACTCGAATATATTGGCAAATATACCCTTGGATTCTCCGCACTTGAGATGCTCGAAGACCCATGTTTCAGTCAAAAAATCTTGCAAAATATAACAAACCCCGGATCTTTTGATATCCTAAACACATGACATAGATATAAGTATGGCATACTTTCCCACCACCACGAACAACGATTCATTACCAACCGATGTCAGCACGGTTCGGTTTAGTGATCTTGATTTAACATTTGCCAAAAACCCTCTGACTAACGATATCACCTCTCTAAAAAATGATGAGGCTGTGAAAAGGTCAGTTAAAAATATTGTTCTCACTAACTTTGGTGAGAAAAAATTTCAACCATTTTTTGGTGGAAACACGACCGCACAACTGTTTGAAAATTTCGGTCCGTTTTCGGGTCGGGAAGTTAGTAGTGCGATTAAACGCTGCATTCGTGATAATGAGCCAAGAGTTAACCAACTTCAAGTTTTGATAGATCCTAAACCATCTCGTAACTCTTTGAACGTGACAATTCGCTTTACAATTGAGAACTCACCATTCCCAATCACAGTCAGTCTCGCTCTTGAAAGGTTACGATAATGTCAACAGAAAGAAAACAATTATCTGTTAATGAACTTGACTTTTTTAGTATTAGATCAAATCTTAAAAACTTCCTGTCCGGTCAAGCAGAATTTAAAGATTATGACTTTGAGGGGTCTGGTCTTTCAGTCCTACTTGACGCACTTGCTTACACCACACACTATCAAGGCATTTATAACAACCTCACCGCCAACGAATTGTTTCTCGACTCTGCCTTAAAGAGATCATCTTTGGTTTCACATGCCAAGTCTCTTGGATATGTTCCAAGATCAAGAACCGCTCCTGTCGCTGACATAAGTGTATATTTTAATGATCCCCCATCAATCATTCGTGCCGGTAGTGCGTTCACAACAACTATCAATAACAAAACTTACAACTTTACAAACACAGAAACCGTTGCCTTACCAGATGGCAGCAATACGTTTGATAATATTTTAGTGTATGAGGGAAGCCTCAAGACAGATTCGTTCGTGGTTCCAAACTCAGAGCCTTATCAGCGATTCAGAATTGACGATGACTCTATGGATACCAAAACAATCAAGGTATCCGTCTATAATAGCGTATCTGATCTGTCAGGTATTAATGATGTTTGGACTCTTGGCACAAATGCCGTTTCTATCACAGGTGACACTAAAACATATTTTGTTGAAGAAGACTTTGATGGTGCTTACTCAGTTGTTTTTGGTGACGATGTTATTGGCACTAAACTTGAAGCCGGTAATGTTGTCAATGTCTCATACTTACAGACCAACGGTGTTGAGGCAAATAACGCAGGTGCAAACGATTTAGAATCAAGCAGAGCGTTTTCATTCACAAATGGTACGGTCACTGTAAACAGTCCAGCCGCAGGTGGAGCAAACAGAGAGCAGATTTCGAGTATTCGATACAACGCTCCAAAGGCATTTGCCTCACAAAATAGAGCCGTGACGGTCGGTGACTTTGAAGCACTAATCAATAACAACTTTAGTGGATTTAGTAAAGTGTTTGTTTTTGGTGGCGAAGATGCGAATCCACCTCAGTTTGGTAAAGTTTTCGCTGTTCTCAAACCCAACACTGCCACGGTTGTCCCATCAAGTCTTAAAACTGAAATTGAATCATTTCTTAGAGACAGAACAACGGTGAGTGTGATACCAGAGGTCATCGATCCGATCCCACTTTACTTTAGAGTTTCATTGAATGTTATTTACAATCCAAGTGTAGTCAAAGTCTCAGAGGCAGCACTTATTTCCTCAATAAGAACTGTTATTTTTAACTACGTTGAGGAGCAAAGCCAAGATTTCAACACATCCATATCATACTCCAAGATTCAAAAACAAATTCTTGACTCAGTTCCCGGTATCGAATCAATTTCCTTGTCGCCTGCCCTTGAGTATAGATTTTTACCAACTTCAGACGTATCAGCAGACTATCAATTTGAATTCAAAAATCCAATTTTCCACCCACACGATGGTCACAAACCCGGAGTCGTTTACTCAAGTGAATTTAATTACGCATCTGCCGATGGCACAATTAAAACAATCCAGATTGAGGATGATGGCTTTGGTAATTTGAAAGCGTACGAGACAATCAATAATAATAAACAATATCTTGATGTAGATTTTGGTACGGTAAACTATGCTCAAGGAGTGGTTAGTTTTAATGAGTTTTCACTTTCTTCACCAGACAATAGCGATATTAAAATTTACGCTGTCATTGGTGCAAGTAGAGTGTTCTCAAGTCAGCAATACATCATTCA